GAAGTTGATTCTCCATTATTCTTATTTGTAGCTTTAATACATTGATTGCTTCTTGATTTGCTTTATATATTGCTTCTTTTACATCTCTTTGAAATCTTTTATCAGCTACTTCTGGGACTCCATATACTATTTGTTGAATCAGAGTAACTGCTAATTTATCATCATTTCTTAACTTTAATGCTTCTTGTCTTAATGTTATTTTGTAATCTCTTTCAGCTTCTGCAAAATCAGTTCCAGTTTCTCTTAACTTCTTTAAACTTGTATTAAGTTCATTTATTTTCTTTTCTAGTTCTGTAAATAAATCATTCATGTTTTTTATAACTTCCTTTTAATACTTTTATTATGATATTGCATAATTTTTCATTTTCTTTTGTTTTGTTTTCTTCTAACATTTCAATTGCTATTTTCATTCTTTTGATTAATCTATTTTTATCTTCCTCAAGCCATCTGTTTTTATCTACTAAATAAATGTTAGATTTATACATTTGCTCATTTATCTTATCCATCTAAATCAACTCCTTAAATATTGCCACTAATACATTTACAACTATGCTATCTCCTGCTAAATGATATAAACTACTATCACTTTGATTTTTTGCTATTTTGTCATAATCTTCATCTTTAACTCCCATTAATCTAAAACATTCTCTTGGTGTTAATTTTCTTATTTTTAAATCATTCATTATCACTCCTACATCTTCCTCCCCCATTGTTTTTATTGTTTGACTTTTTCCTTTTTGAACTGTACCCCTATGATATTGCATTCTTCCAGATATATCTATTCCATCTCCTTCAGTTGCTTCTAAATATCCTTTTTTAGTTGCATTTCTTACATAGATTTTTATATCATTACTTTTTGTATGTAAAGTTGGAGATTTGTTTTTCCATACTCTACATAACTGCTCGAAATCTCCATTATACCTATCATATTGTGTATATTCTTTATGTTCTTTTTTTGTTTTTGTAATATGTTGCATTAATTCATCACTTATATAGTATTTATTATCTACTTTATCTTCTAATAAATCTTTTAATTTTAATTTTAATGGTATAGGTTTAGGAAATGTATAATTATAATCTCCTAGTATTGAAATCATAAAGCATCTATTTCTTGTTTGAGGTATTCCATAATCAGTTGCTATTAAATCTTGCCAATAGTTTTTATAGCCCATCTTTTCTAATGAATATTGCCATTTGTTGAAGTCATCTATATTATCTTGACTATGTACTTGAGGTACATTTTCCATTAATAATATTTGAGGTTTTTCTTTACATTCAGTTAGTATTCTTTCTACTTCCCATAACATTCCACTTCTTGTTGTTGTATCAGACATTCCTTTTCCTTTACCAGCTAGACTTAAATCTTGACAAGGAAATGAGTAAGTAAGTAAGTAAACTCTTTTGTATCTTTTATACACAAGTCATCCCCTTTAACTTGTTGTATGTTTACAAGATTATTTGTAATTGCTATATTCTTTATTATTGTTTTTAATTGCTTATCACTTAATCTCTCAATTTGTTTTAATGCCATTGGATCATTATAATTATTTGATATTCCTTTTTGATATAAAAACTTAATCATATCTTGTCTAGTTCTATCTGGATTCAGTTCTATATCTTCATTAGTAAAATGCATATCTTTATATGCTTGAATTGACTTTATTGCCCATTCGCATATTTTCCAATATTCAAAGTTTACTCCTAGATATTTTAAAGCTAATGCTTGACTACCATAACCTGCAAATAATTCAATTAATCTAATAGGTTTATCTATCTTATAAGTTGGATATAGCATTTCAAATATATTTGTTTGTCCTTCTAACATAAACTACTCCTAAAATGGTAAATCATCATCAGTTATCTTTATTGTTTCTTGTTTTGGTACTCTTGCATTTATTTTTTTAAATTCTTTGTTTTCATCATTTGTCATATCTTTTTTAGATTCCAGATATTCTACTTCTTCTACTAATACATAACTTTTGTATTTTCTCTTTCCATCTGCTTCATATGTATCTACTCTTAATTCTCCTGTTATTCCTAATAGATTACCTTTTCTTTGATACTTTACTAGATTTTCTGCTAATTTATTCCAGATGATACAAGTTATGAAATCAGTTTCTCTTTTTCCATCTCTTATTACTGGTCTATTAGTAGCAAGTGTAAACTGACATAGTGGAGTTCCTTGCTTTGTATGTTCTAATACTGGATCTTTTGTTAATCTTCCAGTTAGCATTGCTCTATTCATTTCTACCTCCTATATGAAGCTAGGCAATTGCATTTCTATATTTGGTAAATATCTATTGTCTTTCACTGTTTTGTTATTTAATTCTGCAATTGTCATAGCACTCATAATATCTATCATATTTTTACTCATTTTTTGATGTTGTAATTCTTTCTTTTTGATATTCTCTAACATATTAGTTTCTTTATCACTAATAATTACATAAACATTTACTTCTTTTGTCTGTCCAAATCTCCAGCATCTTCTTATTGCTTGATAGAATTGCTCATAACTATCACTAAGCCCACAGAATATCATGTTATTGCAATTTTGCCAGTTCATTCCAAATCCACAAATAGAAGGCTTACTAATTAATATTTTTACAGTTCCATCACTAAATCCAGTCATTCCTTTTTCTTTATATTCTGGATTATCACTTCCTTTTATTTCATAGCCTTCTGGAATTGCTTTTTTTAACTCTTCTGATTCATAATTGAAATCACACCATATAAGACAATTATCCATATCTTTTACTAATTCTTTTATTTTTTTAACTTTTTCTGGAATACTTGATTTTCTTGCTTCTCTTCTTTCTCCTAAAGTTTCAGCTGGAATTGCAAATAATGTATCGGTTTCCCATGTTTTACTTTTTAAAATAATTTTATTTATATTTAATTTTGGTAAATTATACATTGATCCATCATAACCTAGATTAGAAGGATTATTAATTAATATTGCCCATTCAGTAATCCATTTATAGAACTCGAACTCACTATGCCCTTTTAATCTCCATCCATTTCCATGAGATGCATCATTTATAAAATACATTGCTAACATCTCATTCATTGACATTACATTTAGAAACTCTGCTTGATTTCCTAATTCTGTATAATCATTTGGAGATGGAGTTGCTGAGCAACTTAATTTATATGGAGTGTATCTAAATAAATCTATTAATTCCATTGTTGTTTTTCCAGAATAAGATTTTAATATTGATGATTCATCTAGACATATACCTATAAATTGACTTGTGTCGAATTTATGTAATTTTTCATAATTTGTTATATTAATTCCATCTTTTATATCTTCTTCATTTTCTATAATATTTACTTTTATTCCAAATTTATCTCCTTCTTTTGCAGTCTGTTTACTTACTGCTAATGGAGCTAGTATTAAAACTTTTCCTTTAGTATGTTTTACTATTGCATCTGCCCATGCTAATTGTTGGATTGTTTTTCCCATTCCAGTATCTTCAAATAATGCACATTTCCCTTTTTTTAAACACCACTTTACAATTTCTTTTTGCCAATCAAATAGATGTTTATTTAATTCTTCATCTTTTACTTCAAATCCACTATCTACTCTTTTTTCTTCTTTTTCTTTTAAAAACAAATTATAATCATCAGAATATTTTAATTCAGTTTTATCTGTGTTATATTTCCACATTATGCCACCTCATATATTTCATCTTGAAATAGTGATTCTTGTTTATAGTCATCTGCATTTTTACAATTAATTACTGCTTGATTATAATAACTTGTTTTTAATTCACATCCTATTGCTTTTCTATTCATTTTTAAAGACTGATATAATTCACTACCGATACCTGCAAATGGACTCAACACAACATCCCCTTCATTACTCCACAATTTAACACATCTCTCTATTACATCTAATTGTAATGGACATATATGTTTTTCATCTCTTTGTTCTCTAGCACTTGTTTTTTGTAATGTATTTGATTGATTAATGTCCATCCATACTGGACTTGCATATTCTTGCCATAAATCAACTGGAAATGTAGAGTCAGTATTAGTTATTCTTTCTTCATTTTCTCCAGCTTTTCTAAATGTTAAGATATAATCTGCTATTCCTTGTCTACACATTGCACTATCTTTTTTTATTTGCTTATGTAATAATCCTAGAGCTTTAGTTCTTTGCATTGCTACTACTGGATCTTTCCATATAGTTACTCTTGAATGATATATGAATCCTACTTTTTCAAACATTCTAATTATTTCTCCAGGAAAGTCAGTTAATCCTATAAATCCATCTTTCATCTTTGAAGCTGGTAAATCCATGCAATGTACACTTACTAATCTTCCATCTTTTAGTACTCTATGTAATTGTTGAATAATATAATCAAAATGATGATAAAACTCTCCTTTATTTCTACAATTTCCTAAATCTCTATTACTATCACTATAGGTATATAAATCTACAAATGGAGGACTGAATATAGAATAATCAATACTATTATCTGGCAATCCTTTTAACACTTCACAACTATCTCCATTATAGATAGCAAAGTTTCTTCCTATATGTTGATTTAATACTTTAATATTCTTAGTTATTTCTTTTACATTTTTATTCATTGTATAACCTCTTTTCTAATGTATTACAAGCTTCTTTTAATTGCTCTATTGTCATTTCATTATTATGTTCTACTTCAAAATGTTTTAACATTCCTTCATAATCACAATTAGTCTCTATTACTAAGTCATTTAGTTTACTTAGTAATGCTATCTTTTCATCTGATTCTTCTTCTGTAAGTAGTTTTTCTCCAGTTAATAATTCATAGCATTTTATGTCATATTCACTTGCTTTATTACTTAAATACCATTTAACATATTGACTATTTTTTTCTATAACTTCTCTATATGTTAATCCTTTATGTTTACCAAATGGAAATGTCCAATTCTCAGCATCTTCTATAGTTACTTCTTTTTCTGTTGTTAGACTTGCTGCATCATCATCCTCAGTTGCTAATCCTAAAGCCATTAATAAAGAGTATCTTCTACAATAAGTTAGACTACTTCCATATTCTTGAACTGGATTTTTAATTCCTTGTAATACTGCATCTACTATTTGACATCCTCTAATTTTTCTTATTATTTCTCCAGATATATTTATTATGTAAGTTACTATATAATCTTTTTGATTAATTTCACTTGTTTCTATTTCTTGATAATATCTAATGTCATTTTCTTCGCAATATCTATTTATATCTGCTAATTCAGTATATTTGTATCCATATCCTTCTTTTTTCTTTTTAATTGTACTTTTCATTTTCCATTCTCCTTTATAAAGTATTTCTTCCAACATACCTTTTCTCCATATCTATTTATTCCAGATATAATCTCATCATCTATTTGCATCTCTAGTCTTAATTGCCTTATGTACTCTGATAGTCTTGTACATCCTAAATCTTCAAAGGCTTGTTTTGTAGTTATTGATCCAAACTCAATCATATAATTTAATATTCTATTTTTCATTTTTTACCTCTTTATATTCTTTAGCTTGATAATTTTTTATCTTGCTTCTTAATTTCTTATTTGTCTCTTTTAGTCTTTCATTCTCTTCTTTTATATCTACATATTCCATAAACTCTTGATATAACTCTTCTTTGATAATATTTTTTAATGTTTCATTCTCATTCTCTAATGTGTTTATTTGGTGCTGTAATTTTAATTCTTTAATTTTATCTCTCATTCTAAATCTCCCTTATCTTAATTTTTCTTTTAATCTATATTTGAACTCCTCTTGCTTATTTCTAAAAACATAATGTCTACACCAATTGCATAGTACTTTATCTACTTGTGGTAGTATCACTACTCTATGTCCACAGCTGCAAGTATAAGTATGTAAGTTCAACTCATCTTGTAGTCTTTGCATTTGTGGTACTGTCAATCTTTCTTTCATATGTATCTATCTTCATATGGATCAGAATGTTCTATTCTTCTATAGTTATTCTCAATATCAGTTTCTAAATCTCTCTTACTTTCTTCTATCTCTCTAAGTTCTGTTATTAATGATTCATAATCTCCTAATAATTCTTCAAATGTAATTAAATCTCTATTTGGAAATCTATCTTGAATCCATTGATTAACATCTCTTAAATCTATTTTGATATTACTTAAATCCATATTATCCTCCTATTAGTTTTTTATTTTCATTAATAAAATATTCTTTCATATCATTTAAAAGCCATTCTGGAGTAATATCTTTTTCAAGCCAATTTATAGCTTTGTTATATTCTGTTGTGTTTTTAAAATATCCATTAAGTTTCATTTTTTCTAATGTTATTAATTTTGATTTTTTATTTTCTTTTTTACATCCATCTAATAATTCAGCAATGCTTGGCATATATTTATTAGTAATAATTATTTGCTTGATTGCTTTATGTAAATTGTCTTTTTTAATATCTTTAAATTGCTCATACCATAAAGAAATAGTTTCTTCTGTAAAATCTTTGTTATAACTCATAGCTAATATTTTCATTTCTTTAGTAAATTCTATTGCTCTCATTTTCTATCTCCTCTAATTCTTTTAAAGAAATATCTTTTAATGTTTTTTTCTTTATAGGTTGATTTAGATAGTTTTCAAAGTTAGTTCCAAATAATGTATTTGGTCTTAGATATATATTCATCTTGTTATCATTTATCCATTCATTAGTTTTTATATCTATTACTTTTTTAAAATCTTCTAAATTAAATCCTTCATTAAATCTTGCTTTTATTAATTCTTTAGTTTTATTAGTAGAATATTTATAGTTAGAATTAGTTTTAAAGTTTAAATAATCAATTATCTCTTTATATGGGATTTTGTCTTGCTTTGCAGGACTATATATCTCTTCTATACTATTCTTATCTATACTATTCTCTTCTATACTATTCTCTTCTATACTGTGTATACATTTTGTATACATTTTGTATACATTGTTATTATCTAGTTGTAATTGCTTTAATTCTTCTTGATATTGTGTAGGAATAGTTCTATCTTTTTGTAGATAATTATTTAATCTCCAATGTCTTATTACTATTACTCCACTATCAAATGGAATAATGTAATTTTTAGCAATTAATACTTTTAGATCATCATCTTTTGCTCCTACCATTCTCATTATTGATTTCCAGTTGTTTATAAATCCATCATCATCTGCATTCATAGATAAATGGAAATATAACACTTGACTAGACATTGGCATTTCTATGAAGTGGTCATCATTAGTAATTGCTTTATTAAACATTCTTTTCTGTGCTATGGTTATCCCTCCTAACAATCTCTTATTGACATTTCTAATTGAACTAAATAACTGATTACTACTAGATTTACTCCACATCCAAAGTATGTAAGACTTGGTAGATGTCCACCATTGTAGAATGGTGCTAATGTAAAGAACACAAACTCATATA